TTTTGTAATAGATATTTCAACCTCTGGAGCTTGAACATGATTTTTTTGACTAAAAATATCAGATCCGATATTTGTAACATTTTGGTTTTCAATGTTAAACGAATAACTAAAATCTTGGACTTTTGTAATAAATTCTAAATAGTTACCACTATTAGAAAAACTAACATCCGCCCCTGTTATATTTCTCAATACAGCTACATTTTCATATGATATTACTGGATTATTTATTGCCATTAGAAATTTGGAGTTATTGGGTTAGCTATTTCGGTAAATGTTGCGGTGATTGTATTTGAATCAAAGTAAATATAATTATGAGACCATTCATCACAATAATAAACTCTATTTTCATTAGTTACACCATCAGTATTATAAAATACAAACGACTTATATCCAAGATGGGTTTCTAAAAAATGTAAAATCGCATAAGCCTCTTTATTAGTTCTGTTGTTAAATGTTAATCTAACTTGTCCTAAATAATTTTGATTTCTAGATATATTAAGCTGTTGCATGAAAGAACCCTTGACTGCAACTTCTCTATAAGAATGATCTACCGCTATTTGAACTTGTCTATCTGGCTGAAAATAGAAAACTCTAGTGGCATTTACATAATCACCAGTATAGGTTGTTAATCCAGATAATTGTTCTGCTGTACCATCAAAACTAAAATTAGAGCCATTTCTATCGTTATTCATGTAGTAATAATTATCAAAAACATTAGTGTTACTATGACCTGGTTTATTAACGTAGAAAATATCATGTTTTACTTTTGTAGACGCTGCAGAATCAATCAATTTGTCTTTTGAAACAAAACCCATTCCAGTACTAGAAACAGAAGAAACTTTATTATTAATCAACTTAATATTTGTTTCATATAAGTCTGGAGCTAATTGAACGTATGAAAAATCGTTTACATAAGAACCATGAAAATTTTGATAAGCATCGTTATCTAAATTTATTACAATTTCACTTTCCCCATTACTACCGAAATTAAAATCAGTGCCAACTCCATCAAATGCAGCTTGTCCAGTTTTTGGCCCAGAGGTTGCATTTTGTAATTTTTTGACTAATGCTCTAGTATTTTTTAGCCCTGCTTGGAAAGTTAAATCCATTGCGCAAACCATATTATTAATTCCAAGTGGCGATACGTGATGAGTAAATCCTTGCCCCATCCAAGAACTGTTTTTTGATTTAAATTTAAAATTTGCACCATAAACTGGACTTAGCTGACCACTTCCCCAACCAGCAACAAAAAGCTCGCTTCCAGCAGTGCTTTCATCAACAACCAACATAACAGGTTTTGTCGATTCGAACCTCCAAAGTTTAGCGGTACCTCCGACTAAAACACTACTTCCTGGTTGATCTTGAGGCGTTGTTCCTAGTGGACTATTATACATTAAAGCTGGGGTTGCTATAGTTCCATTTATAGTTCTTGTTTCAAAATGTTTCCATTGGGATATGTTACCCGCTCCACCTTCTCCAGTTATATAGTAAACGTCTACTTTTGTATCTGGATAAGGAGAAATAATAGAATAAGCTTCAATTGCTTGAGAAATAGCAAAAGTAGTTGCCAAGTGATTTTGGCTTGCACCCTGTACACCCTCACTACCTTCGCCATCATTAATTTCAGTAACTTGTCCTATATTAGGAGCAAAATAATGGGATCTAGCATTAGTTGCATCGTATGTACTTCCACCTAACGCCAATCTACCGCCCTCATGAACGGTTCTGGTTCTAACGCCGCCTATACCTCTAGAAAATATTCTTTTAGCGGCTGGAGGATGAACCATTGAATCTTTTTCACTATTTGCCTGACTTGATAATAGTATTGGTTTGTTAGCTTTAAAATGATTGTATTGATTGTTTTCTTGTTGAGTAATTGTTGTATTTATTGTACCAGCAGTAGAAATACTTAAAGAACTACTTGAAGCACTTAAATTTTGATTGTCTGAATAATCTACGGTGGTGTTATCTTCTAAAGAATATATGTAAAATTGTCTAGGTGCCTCTCTATCAGTATCAACACTAAAATCTAAACCAGATAAAGAAAAGGGTATAATTTTATGATGAGAACCTATATCGTGTATAAATATATTTTTTGTTCCATAATATATTTTACCAGCTTGTGCAGTCATTGTTTTTTGACCAGGTCTATCAAACTCAAACATTTTAACCCTGTTTGTTCCATCAAAATCTTCTTCGTAAACAATTGTGTTTGGGTATGGACATGCTACACGAGCTGTACCTGGCGCATTTACAACACAAGCATATTTTAAATATTCTCTAGATATAATCTCATCTCTATCGAATGAAAAATCTGTACTTAATCTAGCCATCTATTTTCTTCTTGTAAACAGTGATCCAGAAACTCTCTTTTCTTCGTTAATTACATTAACTACCATGCTCTTGATTCTGTTTGCAAAATCCTTTTCCCTTTCTCCATCCGCAGATGTTCCACCTTCCATAGATTGTGACTCGCTAGTGTTTCCATCTTTGTCTACGTTCACAGTTATATTTATAGATCCAACGTCAGCATTGGATGTGCCAGAAGATGCAGTAGAAGATCCAGATGAACCCCCAACTATTCCTCCGTTAGCAAATCCTGGTGCTGGTAATCTTAAATTATTTATATCATCCAAGAAATCTTTTCCTAAAGAAGAAACAGAATCTCTACTCATGACATATTCTCCAGCTGTTAAAGCTACCTTATTTGTTGAAAACATTCCTCCGTTTGCTCCGCCAGGTCTATTAAAAAAACTACCCTGGAATCCATTACCCATATCAAAAGGTATTGACTCTGAAAAGTTTGAGTAAACGTCATCGAATAGGTTAAGCCCCACAGCATCGGCTCCTGCTACTACTTGACTTCCATAAAATTGTTTTCCAAATATTTTTGCTGTAGGAACCCTCATCTCTTGAGTAAAATCCATACCAGGGAATTGTTTTTGCAACTGATTAAAAGATGTTCCAGCTTCAAAAGTTTCTCCGCCGACCGTCATAGCATTTTGAATTCCTCCTGCAGTATATTTCTTACCAAAGAAATCCCCACCAGCCAATTTGTTTGACAAGCCAGCACTAAAAGCAGCACCTGCTGCGTCAAAAAAAGCTTGTTTACGCATTGCTCTTCTTCGCTCATCTCTAGCTTGTTTAGCTGCTCTATTTTCTTCAACAACTCTCCTTTCTTCACCTACTTGTTGAGTAAATAAATTAAATGCCTGTTGTTGTGCATCTTTTAATTCTCTTCTTGCTGGAGAGTCTCTAAATCTACCAAAACTACTCAATCTTCTGCTTTGGGTTTCTAAATTTAAAGAGCCAGGAGAAACCATATCAGTTGATCCAGATGTCATATTTTGTGTGGCAAAAGCTAATAAAGTTTCTTTTCCAGTCATTGCGCCAAAACCTCTACTGCCAGGTACAAATAAATCTTTATCTAAAGCTGCTTGTAATCTAGCTTTTGAAGCTTCTCCACCTATTTGGTTGCCACCTGGATCGTCCCAGAATTTTTTACCCCCATAATCACTTCCGCCTTGATCGACCAAACCTCCTTGGTTGTAGCCCATTGCATTTCCTGCATTAAGTTCATTTAAAAATCCTACTCCGTATTTTCTTACGGCAGATTTTTTAATTACGTATTCTCCTCCAGTTAATAAAGCTGGTACATCATCGGTTACTCCATTACCTCCCTTTACAACTCCACCTGTATTAAAACCAAGAGCTTTCCCTATACCGCCAAAACCAAAACTACCAAAAGAAGACACTAAGCTTTTAGCAGCTTTATTCATAATTTCTCTTTGTAGAGCTCTTCCAAAATCCAAAGCTACATTACCCAAAGCTGATCCTATTGAATCAGAACCTTCACTAGCAACTCTCTCAAAAGCGTTCATCAAACTTGATTCCATAGTTTGACTAATTCTTACTGGAGCGGTTTCAGATAAAGCTGCAATTTCTTCATTTAAATTTTTAATATATGAATCGTAGGCTGTTTCGTTTTGATTTGTTAAAGCACCTTGTCTCTTTAAATTATTAATTGTCTCTAAATTATTTATAACAGTTTGTTGCGCGTCTATTTCATTTTTGACATCATTTAAGGCTTCTTCATTTTTTCCTGATTTATCTTCTAGTAAAGTTGCTTGTCTATCTAGTAAATCTTCTAATGTTTTTTGTGCAGCTTCCTCTTCAAGTGTTAAAGAGGCTATTGTTTCAGCGTAATCTAAATCTCTTTTTTGTTGAGGTGTTAAACCTCCTCCTTGTCTTGTTAGTGCGTTTTGTTGTACAGCTAAGTCGTATGCATATTGTTGAGATCTTAAAAGTTTTGCATTAGCGGATAAGTTATTAGCTAAAGCAATATTCCTTTCTTCATAAATCTTATTTACATCTCTATTTGTTTTAAGTAAATCTTCTTCATCCTCTATGGCTTCTTTTCTTGTTGTTTCTTGCTGTGATAAAGCTGCCTCTTGCTCATAATATGATTCTGTAATTTTTCTAATTGCTGCCTGTTGGACTTCGGTTTCTTCTCCTTTAAGCCCCATTATATCAAATATTTCTTTCTCAGCGTTATTTACATCATTTGTTGAACCTAATATAGCAGTAATTTTAGCTTCTTGTTCTGCGGTTAGATCTTTAATCTTTTCGTTCGCCACAACTTCTTTAGTGAAAGAAGCTAATATCGCAACTCTTTGTTTTTTGATGTCTGCGGTCAACGCTTTATTTTTCATTAATATTTGCAAAGCGTCTTCTTGCGATTGTGTTCTTTCCTTAAATTGGCCAATTTGACCCTCTGAGCCAGCATCAAAACCTAAAGATTGTTTTTGCAATTTAGTTAAATCTGCTCGTAAATCTCTATCTATTGATCCTGTCGCTTGTGCTAACCCTTTTCCAATCGAAGATTGAACTTGAGCTACTGATCTTGTCGGAGAAGTACCTTCAAGGGTTGCTTTAGCTGCTAAAGCTTCTTGAGCCCTTGTTTGTTTTTGAAATTCGTCAGATAATAGCTTTAAAAATACATTAAAATCTATCGTTGTGGCATCTATCTTAGATGATCCGAATCTACCACCTCCTGGTCCTGGCTTTATTGTTTCTCTCGCTGCCCCTTTAAAAGCATTTTCTACCGCTTCTGGGTCAATTAGTAATGACTTGCCTAAAAATTCTCTATCACCCTTACTAAAACCAGAAGAAAATGCCGTAGTATTGACTTGCTCTTCTCTGAATTTTTTTATAAAATCATCAGCATCAGCTATCGCAGCTCTTCTTGGATCTAAAGCAGTGTTTCCAGTAACAGGTACTCCAGCTGCTTCTAAATTTTCTCTTCTTTTTTGTTCAGCGATGACAGATTGTTTAAATGCGTTTACCGCACTATTTACTCCTCCAGCTAAATCTCCAAAACTTATTTGACTAATTGATTGATTAAGTTCTTTAAATTTATCTTTTGTTTTTGTTAATTCAAGAACTAATGGAATTAGAGAAGCAGCTAATCCAACACCGCCAGCAATACCAGGTAAAGCTCCTCCTATTGATGCAATTCCTCTACCCAAACTTCCCTTGAAACCTCTTGCTTGACCACCAGGACCACGCATTCCAGGTCTAAATGTCGCTATGTCAGTTCCAAAAGATTTTATTTTATCACCAAAGCCTTTTATTGGACCCTGTAATAATTCTATTGTAGCAAAAACACTAACAGCATTACCTATCCCCATAATTAATGTTTGTAAATTTTCATTACCTTCTGCAAAAGTACTAGCTAAACCACTGGCTGCCTGCGCCAAAATTAATAAACCAAAAGCTTTACTTTCATTGGGTTCTGCAAAATTTGGTATTCTACCAGTTGGTTCATCTCTTGTGTTTGTGATTGCTAATCCTAATGGGTTTTGAGCATTTCTTAATTTACCACTTTGATTAAGTCTAATTTGACTCATTGGTAAACCAGCTTCTTTTTCTCTTTGTATCGCTTCTGACAAAGGATCCATTGCAAAATTGGGTACATAACCATTAGACGCTGTTGAAACTTTTTTTCTTAAACTTGTAAATACACTTCTATCTCTAATAGCTTTCCCAATTAAACTTCTTACTTGTTCTGGGTCTCCAGTTCTTTTAGCATCAGCTTTAATTAAAGATGAAGAAAATCCAAATCTTGATTTAAATCTACTACTAGCTTTTCCGCCTTCTTCAAAATCAAAAGGTGTTTGATCTTGTAGAGCTGAATCAAAATCTGGAATTGATTTTGCTCCTCCAGTTACTAATCTAATAGCGCTTTCAAAAATACCACCCAATACAGAAGTGGAGAATAAATTTGCACCATTAGATCTTTTTTTCATTGCTCCTAAAGTTCTATTCTTTTCATCTCCAGAGAAGAAATCTAATAAAGAAGATCCATAATTGTAAGTTGGTTCTGAGAATAATTTTGATATGACATTTCTATCGCTTTTTTCTTTTTCTCTTTTAAGACTTCCAGTTGCATTATTTAAAGACCTAACTTGAACATTAGAAAGCCTAACTTTTTGTACGTCTCCAAATCCTGACGAAGTTAAAATACCCCTTTCTGTAGTTGAAAGTTTTCCAAAATTTGTTGTAGGATTTGCTACTTTAGATTTTCCAAATAAAGCCGCAACCCCTAATTTATTTCTAGCGTCCATGTTAAGAACACTTGCTTTATTTTTAGCTCTGTATGCAGCTAAATCTTCTGCTTCTTCTGCACTTAATTGTTTGCCGCTTTTTTCTCTTCTTCTTAAATTATTAAAATAATCAGCACTACCTGGAGAAGCAAAGTTGGGTATAAATCCTCCAGCAGCTCTTACCTTTCTTGCTCCAGAAGGTAAACCCATGGCCTTTACCATATCTTGATTAAATATAGCGTCTCCTCCACCAGCATAATTAGGAACAATGTATTCGCTTGTATTTGCAACCATTGTACCTTTTCTACCTCCACCAAAAGCAAAATTTGGTATCGATACAACTTTAGAACTTGATGGAGCTCCACCTACACCTCTAGAAACATCTTTAGCTTCACTAGCAACGTATCCACCAGAGGCTTTACCAGTTTTTCTACTTACACCTTCAGATCCACCTCTTAAGCCAGCTCCAAATAATCCTGGTGTTACGGTTTTAGCAATTCCTTGTATTTTAGCTAAAGCAGCATATTGCTGATTGTAGACTTGTAAAAGTAATTGTTCTTGCGCTATCTTGTCACCCTCTAGTTTTAAAATCTGTGCTTGGATAGCTTGATTAGATAAAAGTGTTTGTAAAACAGATGCTTGTAAAGCCGCTTGTTGTTGCGAGGCTTTATTTATTCCGAGTAAAGTTTTTAAAGAATCTATTCCAAAGACAGCAAGGTCTCTAAATAATTTAATAAATACAGCTCCTATAAGCGCTAATCCTGGACCAGTTAATATATTTCCAACACCTTTTAAAATACCGTTTGCAAATTTAGAGCCTATACTATCTCCATCCAATATATCAGTTATTCCAGTAATGGCTTTTTCAAATGTATTTAAGATATTTTTTGCAGCATCAGCAAATCCAGTTTCTCCAACAACAAAAGATAATTTTTCTGCAGCTACTCCTAATTTATTAATTGTAGCATCTAATGTTTTTAAATACTCTTGATTCTTTCTATCCAAAGCGCCAAATGCTCCAGCTGAAACGTCTAATGCTTTTGCAAATTGATTTTGCCCTTTTTGTAGTTCTCTAATTAAATTAATTAATATATCACCCTGTCTAACACCAGCGACTTTTTCTATCAAACCTGCGGCTTCAGTGCTTTGCATTCCTAACTCATTCAAAACAACACCTAAATCTTTAAATATAGGAATAGCGCCTCTAATGTTTCCAGCAGAATCTAAAACTTGTATACCTACATCTTTGAGAGCTTGTAGCGTGTCTGTTCTTCTAACTCGAGCAAAAATAGTTTTAAAGGCATTACCAATAACAGCACCACCACGTTGAGTTCTTTCTTCAACAGTTGTGACCACAGCCAACAACTCGTCAAAAGAAACTCCAGCTACTTGAGCAGAGGCGGAAGCTCTTTTAAGACCATCTATTAAATCATCAGTAGATATAGCGAATCTTGTATCTACTTCTGCTAACTTGTCAGCTATTTGAGCCACAGTTAAACCTGCATCTCCAAAATTTTTGATCGCTGCAGTTAAACCACCAACAGCTTTTTGGGAATCGACACCCGCAACTCTAACTAATTTTAGTGCTGTTTCAACTCTTGATAAGGACTCTTCAACGCTTAAACCTTGACGAGCTAATTCTAACGCACCCTCTGCTACTTGATCAAATGAGTTACCAGTTTGTTGGGCTACTCTAAAAATACCATTTCCAAATTTTTCTAAGTCTTCTCTAGTTCCACCTAAAATTGTACCTATTTTAGTAAACGCTGCTTCAATTTTAACTGTATTACTAACCAAAGAACCAAATGCTTCTGATAGTTTATTTATTACAGCAACCGAAGCTCCGAAAGCTAAAACACGAGCATTGGAAGCCTCTAAGGATTTTTGGAATTCGTTGGCCTGTCCTGTAATTTTACCCAAAGGTCTAGATAACTTATCTAAACCCCTAACTCCCCCTCCAAAATCTACGCCTTTCGCTGCTGCATTTATCTTCGCAAGCGCGGCTTCGACTCTTTTAGTCCTTGGTATAAAATCTACATTTATTCTTGCGTCGGCCATATCCTATAAGGATAATTACACTTAAACGCCATGCATTTTCATAAGATCTTGCATGTTTAATCCACTCTTTCCTTCTTTGTTTAATGCTTCATCTAAAGTTACAGCGTCTTCATTTTCTTTTTTAACAGCTTCGATGTCTGATTTTGTAGCCCCAAACATTACAGAGCCTCCATCTCCTTGAGAAGCTTTCTTATCTGAGCCCTTTCTTTCATTTCTTAACGACTCAGCAAATTCTAATAGTAACTCTGGGTCTTTTGCTATGTATTCAGGTATTTCTTTGGGGCTGTTTTTGAATACACTTAAAAAGGTTCTACCAAATGAGCATAATCTTAATTGAAAATTAGACAAGTCTTTTAATGGTTTACCAAAAATAGACATTATATCTTCAGAAAATGGTAAGTAAGCTGAATAAGCTGGAGAAAGAACAGCTGTTGATATATTTTTTTCAGAAAACTTTTTGAAAAACTCTTCTTGTATTTTAGTTATTTCTAATTCAGTTTCTTTTGCATCGTAACTAATGTTTTTTAAAACAGGTTCTCTAAAATCTCTGTCAAAATATGCTATGGATTCAAAAAAATCTCTGTTAACTACTTTATCCGCATATGTCTCTGCAGTTAAACCAATCAATGCAGATCTATCAAAAGACATTTTTTTAAATTTATTTTCTTCTTCTTTAATTAGCTCTTTGTGTTTTTCTCTAGCTGATGGTAATTGTAACTTACTTAAACCAGTTTTTAAATTTTCAACAAATTCTTTTTTCTTTTTGATTTCTTTTTCTTGCTCTTCTTCCCACATACCCTCCTTCAAAAGAAAATCTAAAGCTTCTTTTTCTGTAGGTAAACCTTTTTTTTGAGCTTTTTCAATGTATCTGGATTTCTTAAGAAGGTTAGTCGAAGTTTCTATCTGGGAGAAGTGCCTCAAATACAAAATTCCGTATGAACTATTTACTTCAGTACATTCGTTAAATATTTCTGCTATAATGCTTAATGATAAATCATCCTGCATTTTCTACAAATTGATTGATTTTTTCTTCACTAGTGTCGCCTGTATAGTGCCAATAAGAAACAATCTTCATGATTTTATCTAAAGCGTTTTCAAAAAACTCATCTCCAGATTCATCTTTTTCGTATAAATTTTCTAATTTATCCTCCAATAAGACGCCATCGAAGAAATTACTTAGTTCTTTTTCTTGATTTTGAATTTGTGTTAGGTTAACAACATACCAAAGTAATGTAGCTCTTTCTGCTCTAGCATCAGCTGTATTTTGGTAAATACCCTGCAGAGAGCTTTCTAATTCAACCAAATGTTTTCTCAAATTTAACAACTGGTTTTCTAATTCTTCAATTTTATTCTTGTCCCCATTTGTGGCAACTAGCATTTGTATTTCATTTGATAATTCGTTGCTTTTTTGAACAGCTTTAATCATATCTCTACTCTCGTCATCAGTAAGAGAGCCTCCTGTATCTGCATATTTTTTTTGCAACATAGCTTTAGTTACAATGCCTTTTTTAATATTTTGGCTAACTTGAATAGCATAGTATTCTTCGGCAGCGTCTATCATTCTGCGCGTAGGCTTATTAATTATGATAGTTTGAGGTTTTTTAACCTTTTTATTTTTAAAAACGATTTCTTCTTCTCCGTCTTTATTAGTTCTTTTGGATTCCACCTTTTCTTCGATGGTTTTATCCGTTTTAAATTTATATATAATTTTATTATCTTTCATTATCCTTAAACCTGAATTCAACTATTAAGTTTTCTAACTCACTATTATAATCTCGCAAAACAGAATTTCCAATATCTAATACTTTTTTTCTGTACTGATTGTAATATTCTTCATCGAAATAATCAGCCATTTTAATTAGATCATGTTGATCTTCTGGCAACAATTCGTACAACTTTTTGTACCTGATGTCATGCTCTTTTTTTAAATCCTCTAACAACATTAAATAAGATTTAAATAAAAACCTTATATGATGATGAGATCTATCATTTAGAAAATCTTGCGCTATCATACCTTATTCCTATGGTTATTTACACATAAAAAGTGTAAAAAGTAACATGGCCACTCCACTTATATCAGAATCGCAAAAATCTACGATTAAAGCAATCATAGATGACATACACGAAACCTTTGCGAGAAACATCACGGTTTTCAAAGAAGGCAAAACCGTTTCAATAGCTGCTAGTTCTGAGTATAATGGAATATACGGAAGATCTGGCGGTGGTAAGAAAACTGTTACAAAAACCGTTCAACAACAAACCATTAAAGCAAGAATTAAATATATAGACGCAAAAGAAAAGGGTTTTGCAGACGGAAACATAAACAGCCAATCAGATTTTACAGTTATGGATGGCGAAGTTAGAATTACTGTTAATGCTACTGGTTTTGAATTATTAAAAGAAGCTACAAGATGCGAGTTCGAGGGTAGAAAATACACAATAGAAACAAAAGGTAATCCAACTGGTATTTTTGGGCCACAGTATTACCACTTTTATCTCAAACCAATGGAAGAATAATGTCTTTGTTAACTCTAGAAATACAAAAATCTTTAAGATCACAATCAAGTGCTTTGGTTTTACCAACGGTCAGGAAACTGATTAAATCTTCTTTTGCCCAGAAAAAGAAAGAAATGATAACAGATTTTTTAAATCACCCAATTACTCAAGAAATAAAAGCTGGAGTCCAGGCTGATAATATTAGTGGCACACTTGGAGGAGTTACAAATCTTTTTTCATTTATTGGTTTCGAACAAGGCGATGACCCAATAGCTCCTATTTTAGATCTTTTAAATACAACAACAATCAACATAGGTCAAAGATCAACAAAAGGTGCTACATTTTCTGTTCAGTTGCCAGAAGCCGAAGACATATTTAAAGCGACTCCTCTACCATATATGACTGGTAGAAGTTGGGCACAATCTATGGAAACAGGATTATCTGGTCTTGGTTATTATTTAAAAAAGAAATCAGATGCAAGTAGATCTGGTTTTGGTATACAGTCCAAAAAGAAAGTTAGAAAAGCGAGATTTCAGAATACAAAATATATATCTCATTTTTTAAAAACATATAAAAAAGAATTCCAAAATTTAAAAATATGAAGCCACAATTCCAACATGAAGTAATGACTAGTTTTATGCTTTGGTTTGACAATCATTTGTTGACTAAAGGTGAGGCCTTTTCAAATCAAACAGGTCAGTTATATTATTTTGAAGACGATAGACTACCAGATAGTTTTAACGTTTTTGCTAGTCCCTACAAACAATGGGTTACAGATTCTTCAGTTCCTGGTGCAGAAATACCTACAACTCTTATGGGCACTGGAAGAAGCAATTCATCAGCAAATAATGATGCTATTACTGGATTTTCTGTTTCGAATGTGGGGCCAGCTATAAGCGCTAATAATTTTGATGGGGTTTTTGACAAATTAAATACAACTAAACAAAATTTGGTTTTTAGAAGTCAACAAAGTTTAAGTTTAAGGATAAGAAACAGCGCAATTAATGAAAGCCTTGGCCACTCAAGATTAACAGGAAAGTGGGAATTAAAAGATACTAACCAAGCTCAATCCGCTTCAGTTGCTTGGAGAGCTACAAATACTGGTTACAGTTTTCCATGGCAAGTCCCTGATTGGACTAGAGTTAATGCTGTTGGTGGTTCATTTCCAGCATTTGATAGTTTTTTGGTTAGTGGATTAACTGGATTTACATTTGATTTTGAAAATGGTAGAGTTTTAGAAACTGGTAATCTTTTAGATTCTTCTGCATTAATTACAGGAACTTTTGCTGTTAAAGATTTTAATATATATATCACAAATGATAGTGAAGAAGATTTAATATTAAATAGCAGTCTAGAATTAAATAGTAGATATGGAAAAATTTTATCTGGTGTTAAACCATATGATAAAATGTTACCTGCTGTTTTTATTAATTCAGAATTAACTAGAAATGAAGGATTTGCATTTGGTGGGGAAGACAAAACAACCAATTCAATTAAGGCTGTAGTAATGTCAGAAAATCAATATCAACTAGATGGAATACTATCTATATTTGCTGATACAAGATATACCACATTTACCAAAATTCCATTTACTGGTCATCCTACAACAGAACTAGGTGATATAAAGAATGGATCTTTTAATTATACGAATTTAGTAAACGAGTTTAAATCACCAACTGGAGAGTTTTACATAGAAAATGTTGTCACCTCAAAACTTGCAGAAAGAACAGAAACAGCGTTACCAGGAGATGTAAAGGTTGGATTTGTAGATTTTGATGTATCCATTAATAGATTTCCTCGTGCTTAATTTCACATTTAAAGAATTTAACTGTAAAGAATATTAAATATTATGGCTAATAGAATCATTTATCAATCAGACGCGTTATACGCTAGTAAGTCGGTTCGTTCTACTGGAAGAATAGAGCATAAGCAGCTTCGAAGAATTCAATCTGCTAATTATTCTTTCAATGTTAACAGAACAGACGTTAACCAATTCGGTGCTTTAGCTCGTATCGACTCAACTATCTTAGAAACTCCAACAGTTTCGGTTGACCTAACCTATTTACTTGGTGATGGTTTTAATGAGCTCGCACTCGGATTCTCCCCTACATCGGGAACATTATCAACGGGATTTATTTCAAATCAAATTTCCGCAACTTCAGAAAATGCTACCTCTGGTATTAATCTTTATATGTTAACTACTCCAGAAGGTAAGGATGCTAACGTTGCTCGAACAGAAAAAACAAATGACTACAGTACAATTGGATTAGGTAACTGCTATCTTTCTGATTATTCTTTAGACGCATCAGTTGGAGATTTCCCAACAATCACAGTTTCTCTAGAAGGTTTGAATGCTAATTCAACAACTCAAGTTTCTGGTGTCACTGGTCTTGCAGGTTCAGTTGTAGAATTTGGAGCTGGTAACATTTTAGATACAGGAGCTGCAGCAGCAGGTGAAATTAAAGACGGAAGTTTTGATGTCGCACGGTCAGCTGCTGGTAAACCAGGTAGCTCTGTAGAAATTAATGCTGGCGTTAAAGGTTTTATTAGTGGTGTAGGTGTTGACGTAACAAATGGAACACAGCTTGCTACTCAGGGATCTGGTGTCATATTAAGTGCTCCAAGTCAATCTACTGGAGCTGCTATTGTTAACGCTTTGAAACCAGGCGACATGTCATTATCTTTAGGTAATACTAAAGGCTTCTTTAAAATTGGTGGAGGCTCATCAGACGGCCACATCCAAAGTATTTCACTAAGTGTTCCTTTATCAAGAACTCCAATTGAAAAACTTGGTTCAACATTCGCTTTTGCTCGTGTTGCTGATTTCCCAATTACTCCAACACTATCAGTTAGTGCTGTTGTAAATGAAACTCAAGACCAAGCTTTACATGACGTTATTGCAAATGATAGCTTTATTGATGAATTATCATTCTCATTCGCAAATACTGCTGGATCTAAACAAGTAGAGTACACACTGAAAAATGCTAAAGTAGAATCTGAAGCAGTTAGTTCAAGTATTGGTCCTAATAAGACAGTTGATTTAACATTCTCTGTTACTATTGGTGGTCCAGACGATACAACTAACAACGTTTTCTTCTCTGGTATTGCAGCAGGCCCTGGTGGCGATCAAGTATTCGTATAATACTTACGAAAGATTTAAAAACGAAACCCCGCGTAAAAGCGGGGTTTTTTTATTATTAAATTCCAGTGGGAGAAATTAAGGTTTCCACACCACCAACTTGTCTGGGTGATGCATTGTAACTATTGTAGCTTTGTATCATTCTTAATAGTTTATCATAAGAATCATTAGCTAAACTTTTGTAAACTTTTGTTACTTCGTTTTTATTTACAAAGGTAATACTGTTGTCGCCATCACGTACGCTTAATATGTTTCCATTTGTATCGTTTGCTATGCCTCTAAGGGTGTTTCTAGCCTGTTTTGTGTAGTGATGGTATATGTACATCTCTTTGTATATATCAGCCTCTTCTAGGCCAAATCCAGAGATTTGCGCACTGTCTCCAGAGAAACTGGTATACAAATAAGTATTTAACAAACCCAAGTTGTTGGCAAGCCACCCAGAAATTGCTGTGTGGGATACGCCAGTTGAATCAAACTCTTGATGATATATTTGGGTAGCTAAATCGCTTATGTTCATGATTGTCTTTGATATTCTTGCTTAATTAGATTAATAAGCCTATTTTTATCAAAGCCAGGATTGAATCCTAAGCGAGCTGCAGTGGATTGAATATCTGATAATGATTTAGATTTAAGCTTTTCCTCTAATTCTTTTACACTTACAGAATCCTCAAATGCTTTAGCTCTAGCCCCTTTTTCTGCTTTTTTTGATGCATCTGTTTGGAAAGCTCCTGCATTCATCTTACACCAGTCAACAAAACCTCTTGTAAGTTCTTCTTTTTGTTCTTGCTCATTTGAATATATTCTGCAAGCTGTACGCTCTGCCATAGAGCTCATTTGATCTCTTGTCATTGTTTCTAGATTGCGTCTGAATATTCTCATGTCCGCAGTTTTAAAAGGGCTCAACATATTTGTGCCAAAGATTTTTTCTTGTTCTTCAATCAAATCTAGCTCATCCCTTTCCTTGCCATCAGCATATTCTAATTCATCCAAATTAGGCTCTTCCGAAGCTTCTGATTCTTGTTCTTTTCCATTAGCTTCTTCTAGTTCTTCCAAAGGATCATCGTTTCTGATTTCATCGTTTTCTATAGCGTTAGCCATATCTTCAACAAATTCTCCCTTTAAGTCATGTAGATTTTTATCTTCTTCCATATTATATATTACACTGAATTTAATTTTTTCAAAAAAAAAAGCCACTCCGAAGAGTGGCTTTTAAATTGTTGTACTAACTTATCAGGTAGCTGTCTTAATGACTGTTCCGATTAGAGCACGATCGTCAAGAACAACACGACCTTCTTCGAGTGAACCGAAGTAACCGATCTTGTTTTGACGGATGCTGTACTGATCGTCAGCGATTAAGTTGAACTCACCACCATTTTCAGCGTCAACTGCAACTGGGCGAATCAATGATTCACGTGTGCGGTCGATACCAAGAACTAGCTCGTCGTCAGCTTGGAATACTTCAGTACCAGCTGTTCCATCGAAGTGAGCGATGCTTGTACCGTTAGCAGCACCGAATGTACGATAGGTACTGTTGAAGCTTCTTTCAGTAGTTCCTAATGATGTTCCACCCATTTCGTTAAGCTCGATGATATTGATACCATAGAAGCTTGGAGCACCAGCAGCGCTAAATGCTTCTTGAGCGATTGCATCAGCAGTGCGAACTGCATCAGTACCACCTACAGGAGCACCAGCAGTGTTGATTGGGTTATATGCAATAGCACGTAACTCTTCAACAAGCTCTGGAGAAACGATAAGATCAGTCACTCCGCGACCACGGTCTCCAGCAGGAGTGCCGCCTTGGAATGATGTAACGATTCTTTTTGAACGTGTGATCATGTGGTTTAAGTCAGCAAGAACAAAACGTTTGATCGCAGCTGATTCACTTAGAACGATGCTATTGTTTTTATGCGCTTCTGAAAGAGCATTCATAACAACGTTTGCTGAGATTTTGTTTTGCTTAATAAGAATTTCTTGAGCAACACGAGTCATTGTTTTTGCGACAACATCCATGCGTGATTTAGCTGCATAGCGACGATCGAAGCTAACTGCTGAATCAAGTGAATATGTAGCAAGTTTTAACTCTGATGATGTTGGTAAAACTTCTGAAGTTGGTAAACCTCCAGCGCGAGACTGGCTGTAAACTTGTACGTAATCTTCGTCAGCAATGTCATGATAAAGATCCAACGGAATTGAAGGATTATCATCTGCATTGTACTGAAGAGTTGTGAAAAGGTTAGACAAAGCTGGTGCTTGGTTAATAACCTCTGCTAAAACTGGTCCGATGAACTCAGCAAGAGCTGTTTGCGCTTCATAAGCTACATCGCGGTTGCGAGAAGCCATAGCTTTAACAAGCTCTACTTGTTCTGGTGTATTTTTTAAAGTGATTTTCATAATAAATAATTTCCTTTCTTATCCAATCTTAACGACAACATATTTTCCAACAAACTGATCTGTAAGACCGCCTGTAGAAGTACGCTCACCTGTACCAATAACTGTACCAAATGAAGTTGAATCAGTTGGAGCTACTCCAGTGATTTTACCTGCACTTGTATTAGATATTTTGATACCTGTGCCAACTGTGAAAACATTAGTGCCTGCGCCACCATCAACAGCATTCAACCCTAAAGTGAAAATGCCTTTTGTAGCGATAGGTACGGTCTGTCCAGGAAGAACAGCTTGAAGCTCTTCTTTTTTAGTTGCGTTATATAATAATTTCTCACCATTTTCATCGTTCTTTGCAGTTTGATTCAGAGTAATTCCGAAAGGAATGGCTCCAGATGTCGTTGCAGCAACGGTTAATGCTGAGTTCACTGGGTATTGATCTGGACCGACAAAAGGATAATCTGATTTACCTAGATATGAATCCGATACATACTCAATTGTGTCTGCGTCGAAGTTTCCTGTTGCGATTGATACAAATACCCCGTTAGAACCGTTTCCATCGTCAGTTGTAGCAGCTAATGCTGATTCCCTGCCCAATGCAAACATGTTCACGACGTCATTTTCGTCGTATTGTCTGAATGGTAATAGTCTAAGACTCATTGTATTTTGTAATTGTTAATTGTTAAATTTTATGATAAAATGTTATCGCGGCTGAAAGCTGCTGCAAACTTTTCTTTAAGTGTTCCAGCTGAAGCTTGAGCCTCGTTATTGTTTGGTATTTCAGAAGTTGTTTCTTCTGCGTTATCCAAAGCTTCTTCAACGTCTGTTTCTGATGCTTCTGAAGTTTCACCACTAAGGCGTTTTTCAACTTCTTCTTTAACGCGAGCTTGAACTTCTTCTTCGAATTTAGCTTTAGCTTCTTTGTTTTTGTTTGCCCAAAATACTTCAAGCTCTGACTTTAGAGAAGCGTATGCTTCTTCTGAAGTATCGAGTCCTTTAATTTTTTCAGCAATAAAAGCAGAGTCGCTTTCTTCTAAATCATAGATTGAATCAATTTCTTCCATACGTGAGTTGAAAACAGTTTCTGCTTCTGCAGAAGCTTGTGCTTTTTCAAACTCTCCGATGCGCTCTTGAGCACTAGCTAATTCTTCTTTAATTGATTCTACAGAAGTCTTGAGTTCTTCATTCGCTTTTGCGATTTCAGCCTTCTCACTTTCTGCAGCCTCAAGAGAAGCTTTGTACTCTTCATCTTTGGTTTTAATGGCATCAGCAAATGTTGATGTCATGCCTGCAATAGCTTCTTGAGAAAACTTTTTCTCTTGAAGATCGCTCTTGAGTTCTGTTAATAGGTTTTCTATGTCCATAATATTGTTATTGTTTACAGTATTTTTTAAATTTTGTGAAATTTTAGCCGCAACTTTTTGTAGTTGTTCGTTTTGTTTTGTATTTATTTCTATAGCTTTTGTTTCTTTTACTTCTGGAGTTATGCTTTCTTCTGAAATTACCCCTTTTACATTAGCTGCTGGTTTCATCGTAAAACCAATACCTAATGGATAAACATTACCGACGATTAATCTATACAAAGGTGTTCCATCATCCATCTTTCCTTTGCCTCCAAAACCTTTTAACATAGCTTTCATTTCTGTTATTTGTTTTGGATCTGAAATGATTTCTGCGTCTTTTAAATTTTTACTTCCTACAGCAATTTTGTAATCACTGAAGCCAACTTCCCAACTAGCTGAAACTGCATTATGTAATTTATTGTTTGGGTTAGTGCTATTTTGTAGTGTTTCAAAAAACTCTCTATCAACTGTTTTGTATACCACAGCACCAAGAGCTATGTTGAATGGATTTGTTTCGTTCTCGTCTACATTGATTAAAATAGAGCTATCAACATAGTCACTAAATCCAGCGTTAACGATATGACCTACAACTTTTTTCTTGTTGTGTTCTATGTTTGTTGGTTTGTGAACAAACTGTTGAACGGAATCGATTGCTGTTTTTGTACTAATCCCATCACCGTTTTTGTTAAACTCGTTAACCACAGCAGCGTTAAAAGCAACACCCATCAAATCTATGTTCTTTTTAAGATCTACTTGGTTTGGAATTAATGATTTTAAATTTTGTAAGTTAGCCTTCGACAAAATAATACCACCTACTTCATCGCTGGCGCTAACCTCAAAATCAAAATTAGTTGTGTACTTGTGAGCCACTATTTATTTTTTTCTACAGATTTAGGGTCTTTAGGACTATCTACTTTCTTAAGCTCTCCTTCTGGACCAACTTCTTCTTTCTTTTGGTCGTCTTTTGATAATAGTTTACTAGCAGCTTCAGATTCTTCTTCTGTAGGTTTGCCTTCCTCTTTCATCTTTTTTAAGATAGCTTTTTGAAGAGCTGGAGGTAATTTTTTTTGTTTTTCTGTTAAACCGCCTTCGCCAACTTCATTTAACATTGCTCGCATTTTATCAAATTGCATTCCGCAAGCTTTCATTGTTTTATCGTCGTCCATTGCAGATGTATTGATCAAAGCTTTGTCGTCTGTCGCGCAAACATTCATAAACGATTTATACATAGCTTCTTCTTTTTCAGAATATTTTTTAGCTATGGAGATTTCAATATTGCCGTTTGAACGATCAATATTCGCTGTTAAAGGATTTTTAATTTCTTTCATTTGAGTGGTATAAAATTGCTGATGGATAAATTTCTAATTGATGAGCATCTGAGACATCATAAATTTCACTTAATGTGTTCAAACTTTCAATCTTTGTATAGTCATTTACACAAGAAATCATTGTACTTGTCCAATTTTCTTTTTCACTACCGCATACAACAGATTCACATAAACTTGCGATCATTTCTTTTTGTTGTTTAGTTAGTCTTTTTTTACCCATTTTGGTTTTCATTTCTTGCGTCGCTAGTGTTTGCAAAGCTTCTATTTCGTAAACAGTTGACTGTATGGCTTCTTTCGAAATTGATTCTTTTGCTTCAGTTGTCCCAACTGGTCTGCCTGGTACTCCAGGAACCTTTTGTTCATCAGCTGATTCGACTGGTGCATCGTCTTCTATCATTGGTATACCTCCTACAATCGGGTTATAATGACCCTTCTTTCTTTGTTCAACAAACTTATCTTGAGCTGCATCTAACTCTTCCGCTAATGGGAATCTACCAGTTTGTATGATTTGCATACCTTGCTCTGCAGTTAAAATACCTAACTCCATAAGTCTTGTTGTGACTCTCATAAGTTGAACCTCATCTCTTAAATCAACGTCTTGGAATTTTACATCTGGATAAGATCTAAAACCTAAGTCTTTTGCAATTCTTTTAATTTCTGGTTGTAGGAAATCATTTATAAAAGCTTCTCTAGCTTCTTTAAGTCTATCTAAAAATACTCTTGCTTTAATTTGAGCTCCGTTATACTTATCGTCATTTAAAATGATATTTTGCAAACCTTCTTTAATATCTTTATTAATAACTTCGTATTTTTGTGGCCCAACCACTTTGTTAATATCTGGTATAACAAAATCCGCTTTTGTTGTATAATCAGATACCAAAACTCTGCCCACAGATTCGTTTGAGAATAATGTTTGCATAGCTTTCACATTATGATGATTTATGCCACCCTTATCTGGATCCGTACCCATTGTTATCATAAGAATGACGTTTTCTACAGTTCTCATGATAGCTTGATCCATTTTTTTCATTTCCATCTTTGCGTTGATATCTTCTAAAACAGGATATCCAAATGGTACAGCAAATGGTTCGTAGTCTTGTTTCTTATAAAAACTATATGCTATTCTCTCGTTTTCTAAATTAATTTTTAGTCCGTCTTTAAAATAAGCCCCATCTTTAATTTGTTTTTTTACCTCTGGATCTAATGCTTCAAATATTTGTTTATCATAATCGTTTTTAGGATTAGATAATCTTTCCATATCAAATTCTGATAATATTTTAGCATAAGCACCATCTTTCGAGCTAAATACAGTGCTTCTTTTAGCTACTATCTCAAATGGATTTAATAGTATATATCTAATCGGGAATTTGTTTTCTGCGGGCAACTCAGATACGTTTTTAGAAAAGTTCTTAAAATCATCTAAGTTAAATTTGCCGTCAATTCTGTAAAGAAATATGTTACCACTTCTATAATACTCTCTAAAGTATTGATCTTTTAAATCCCATAGTTTAATTTTTTCGAAGAGTTTTTTAAAGAAGCTTCTAGATGTTGCGTTGCCTCCTTCTAAATATACATCAGTATTGGCAAACTCAGACATCATGTCTATTGTATTTCTAAAAATAGGAACATTGGCATAAGCTTTTTGACATAGTTCAATAGCTTCTCTGACATTGATTCCGTCACTAGACATTTCATAAGGTAATAATCCTCCTCTAATTTGACTAAACTTGTTGACTGGTTTAGCAATAGAAGACCTATTGATTCTAGTTGATGTTTGTTGTGATGTTAAATTATTAATACTGCCCGATCTACTATATGATGCTTCTGAAACATGGTAGGCGGATCCTATTGAAGCAGGCTCTACATTTTGACTTGCTTGAGATGTTTGATTTATCGGTCTGGTAAATTTATTCCAATAGTCTGATTTTTTTGTATATTTTCTAGGCATAACTTGTTATTATAAAGTTCTTTACACAAAGTTAAAGTAACTTTGGCAACTTTACTTAATAAACATTGGAGTAAATCCCATATTGTTTTCTTCTGGTATGTCCATCATATCATAATATATGTTCATACCCCAGTTTCCTAGTACAATAGCGGAATACGAATCTTTTCTTGGTCTATCTGCGCCTTTTTGTCTTTTTAGATTAGGTGGTAAATCAAAGTTTTGTGTGCCTCCAGCAGAAGTTGTCACTTGTACAAGTGCACATTCAGCTTTTGTTAAGTCAATCATATCTTTTTGATGCTCAATAAAATCAATCATCTTAGCGCCGACGTTCTTCTCGTCTTCATACTTGGAAAACTTTAAATCTTTAATTGGTATTTTTTTGGATTTTTGTATGGAATAATTTTCATCCATAGCTGTTGCGGCAAAATATAGTTTCTTTCTGTCGAAAGATGTTTGCAACATTTCATTCGCATTTCTAATCCATTGTGATGTAGGTTTACGCAAATTACATATAACACCACTAGATAAATTATATTGCCTTCTTGCATCCTTTAGATCATTAACATAGTTTTGTGGATGTATAAAATCTGATTCAAAACAATCTATTTTTAGATTTGCTCTTTTAAATATGTCGCTTTCGTTTGCTGAATTTAAAAACTGGACACCACCATTATAGTCCCCTACAATCATAATTATATTAAAGTGTTCTAATAAATACTTGAAGTATATAATATGTTTTTTAAGATTTGTTCCTGGTAACGCATAGCTGTGCACTACAACACCTTTTTTCTGTTCTGGCATTAATTTTATAATCTGTATGGCAAAATCATCAGAAGTTTCAGACTCTGACCACGAGGGGTCAAAAGCCATTATATATTGAGCGTCTGGATCTCCAGCCACCTCCACACAAGGCGATTCCCCATCTACAATTGTACAATCAGCCATTTTACTAATTTTAAAGTAACCAGCGCTATCGTCAGTAAATATAGCGTTAAACTCTCGATCAATCTGCGATTGACTCATAGAACCTTTAGCTTGACTAATTAAATTTTCATCATACAAAGCTTTCGGTGCGGCGTCATACGAAAACTGCATAATACATCTTCTTCCTTGGTTTTTCGCCCCAGGATTGAATATCATATTTTCATAAGCTTGATACAATTTGTATAAATATTCAAATTTATATGATGCAGATGAAAGACCTATCATTTTATTACTTGGCCATTCTTTTCTATCCTCTTCTTTCATTTTGCCAGCTTTAATCATTTGATCTTCAGCATCTTTAATTTTTTGTCTTTCTGTTGGGTTTTCTACAACAGCAAGGAACGGCATAATAACTTCATTATAAATTTTTTCTGGCATCAAGAGTAATTCGTCTACAATAATCCTTTGGAAACGGAAACCACGGAGTTTTTCACCATCGCCCAAGGGTAAAGCTGTAATCCTGCTTTTGCCTATCACCATAGACCATTCGTCATTTGATTTTGTAACCTTACCTATACACTGTTGAAATAGTTCTGCTTTTTTGTCGGATGCTATATCCTCTATCTTTCTAAATATCATTTTAGACTGACGAAACGATTTAGATATAATTCCGATATGTACTCCTTGGTTCAGCATAGCGTCTAACAGCGCGAAAATGCCCGTAGAAAAGGATTTCGACATACCACGGGACCATACGCCCAAAAAGTAATCATTCTCCATCATGGCCTTTACAGCCATATGTTGAAACGGAAATAATTCTATACCAGTTAAGAGTTCTGTTGTAAACGTTACGTTTTCTTTTAAAAATTTGTATAACCAATACTTCGCTTTATTGTCTTCAAGGTATCCCTCAAGTTCTAAAACTTGTTGATTTATATCTTCCCTTTTAATAGGTTTTTGATTACCCGTTTCCCAAGACATCTTCTTCTTCTATATAATATTGAATATCGGTTTCCCACAAATCTTTTCCCAAAGCTAATAACTTTGGAATCAACATTTCGCTCTGAGCTCTACATCTAGTAAATACAAACTGACACCTCCTAGGGAACTCGTGTTGTAGTTTTACCATGTTAGATAACGCCCAATTTAAAGTAGATGTTTTTTTACCTGGAAAATAATCGCTGTAAATGCTTTCTATGGATTTTTCAACAACTACATACATATAACTATCCAGTTCTACACACCTTTTCATTTCTCTTTTAAATCTTTCGAAACCTTGACCAAAAGTCCCGATAAAATCTGTTGCGCTTTTTCTATCTACAAATGTATTAGTGAAATCTTTTCCAGCTAGTGTATAGTCACCAAAATCTAATTTTAAACTTTCTGAATCTTTGAAGTATAAAGGCTTCTGCTCTCTGGTGTCCACAAATACCTTTACATCAAAATTATCGTAAAATTTTTGAGGCATCGGCCTTTTGAATAAAGGCTCTATCCCTATTTCCGCACAAGCTTTATTGTATCCCCCGCAATACTTTTTATAGATATTTATATCTGGCATTTTTGTTTTATATAGCTCTACATGGCTTGGCGCATACTGCCACCCCTTTAATCTCACTCTTTCAGCTAAAGTTTTTAGTATGTAATTTTTTACTTCGCTACCATTAGACTCTTCACACCATTTTCTCATTTGACTTACATTCGCGAAGTCTGTTGAAAAATATTGATCTTTGTTTTTGAACTGTATAGGATTGCCGTTTAATTTATTAAATCTTGGATAATGCTCAACATAATAATCAGCAACATAAAAACCATGTTTTTTTATGTGAGCGTGTAACGCTTTTTCAGAATTAAACTCTTCTCCACATTCTTTGCATTTATAAGACATCATCTATACCTATACCTAAAATTCTAGCTTTCCAAGCTGCCATACCTTCAATTTTTTTAGCTTCTTCTTTAATTAGTTCTTTTTGCATTTCTGCAATCCTTACCATATTAGCTCTTTCCTCCTCTTCTTGAAACAATTGAACAATTGATAAAAAAGATGCAGTTTCTTTTTGTTTGTTCTTCATTCTTTCGCCTCTATCTCCTTGTAATTTTTTTGTTAAGTTTTCAATTCTACTTTCACACTGATGATACTCAGAACTTTTGGCCTTTATAATTTCCGCTAATCTTACAGTCATTTCGTCTTGATCGTCGGCACTCTCAAACATTTCGTTTAATTTTTGCAGGTGCCCAGTTATCAATTCTAAATTAATTATCTCTTTACATACGTTCATATAAAGATTCAGTTCGTCTGGGGTTAAATCTGGCTTATCCCAAGTTAGCCGTATAAACTCTTGTTCAAAAAGCTCTTTGTCCCTAGGGTTAATATAATTATTGATAATAGCCACAAGTCTTGAATTATTTAGATTAATTCTTAATTTTTCACAACAAGCGTATTGATGTCTGGACATTTTATTTTCTTCTAATCCATATCCAGTCGAATCGTTAATTTTTTTTATAATTCTAGAAATAGCATGTGGAGCTACGTATGTTGGCATCTCTTCTGGAGGAGCTTCAACATCTAATGTTAAAACGTATTCGTGCACAGTTCTTTGCTCTTTGCTTAGATTCTTAACTGAGTTTCCAAATAACTCTTTTGCTATTTGTAAAGATGACCAACCAGCATCAACTCTCTGCTCTATGATGTTTTCTTGTTCTTGAGTTAATTCTATAGATTCTACTTTTTTATGTTTTGTAGTTTTTGCTTTTAAACCGTTTTCTGCTAAAAATTTTGTAACAGCTCTACCTTCCTTAGATCGGCCGTCTAAACTTTCGTCTTCAAATACTATTTTTGTGATATCTATAATATTTGGGTTCTTTTCAAATTCATTTAGAATTTTTTCCTTTTGACTGTTAGTTAAGTCTGTCATATTATATCTTTGTTTATTAAAATTTGTTTTACCCTTTCTTGGAATATCTTTTTCAAATTTTTAATTTGCTTATATCCAGCAGACCTTCTTTTTTCATTTGTTTTGTAACCTAAAAAGTTAGCTACCTTTTCTTCTGAATGGTTTTCCACAAATAACATTTCGAATGCTATAAATTGTTTTTCAGTTAAGTATTGCTTTAATTCTATAGATACTTTTTTAGTCGCTCTTTCTAGGTCTATAAACTCATCTTCTCTTTGTTGTATTTCGTTTGTATGATTTTCTATTGTCACTGCCAGCTTTATGTCGTATGCTGATTTTTTTCTTTTTTCCCATTCTTTAAATTCTGTACATGTATTTTCTTGTTTGCCAGAAGGATTAAGTCCACAAGAATCTCCCCCTAAATTGTGCGGGCATTTAAGACAAGGTCTTACATAATTCCCATAGTGATTTCTTAATAAGTTTTTAAATTGATTAGATACAACTCTACTTAGCCAAGGTTCTATTGGCTTAGTTTGATCCCACAAATGCCACTTTTTATATATGTGGGTCATGATAACTTGTTTGATATCATCATAGTCAACAGATGGGACTGCATCTAAATCCCATTTGTTTCTTTTCTTTTCTAGAGCCCTTTCTATCTCTTCGATTTTATCTTCGAATCTATAACTCATCAATGTTTCTTCTTACAATTTTTCTTTTCTTGGGTAATTCTTTTCCAGCTAAAGAGCCAATTGTATGAGTTACACTTGCACCAAAATCTTCGATTTCATAATCTAATTTTGAAATATTAGGAACGCTATCAGCATCTGTTTGGTCGTCACCAATAGCTTCTATTTTTCTAGAAGACCTAACATTTCGATCTAATGGTTTAGATTCGTTTATTGTAGCAACACCCATTGGCGAGCCACAACTAGAGCAAAATTTAGGGGGGCTGAACTTATATTCAACTTTAACACCACATTCAGAACAAAATTTAATCATAATCAATAATAACTTTAAGTAAGTTTTTTTAAAGTTATTATTTTTACACTTAAAATTATATAAGTGGTTCTGATATAGTAACAGTGCCCCTTGCTATATCCCCAGCAGAGATACTTACATTTTCTGCAATCATCTGACCATTAATGGTGTTTTTCATAACTTCGGCTGGAGTACTGTTATTTAAAGTTATGTCAAATGATGTAACAGCTTTTCCTGTTTCTGCTATAATTAAGTCTATTTGATCACCTACGATAGTACAACTTTGTTCTGCAGATAATTGTTTTACTTCGCTTGGAGCTTTTGAGCCTATTTGGTATATCGGAAGTCTTGTGGTTTGAAACTGATATTGAACAGATTCAAGTAGGGTAGCTGAAACTTGAGCAGCTGCACCTACCGTAGAATAAACACTGTGGGCATAAGTTCCAATAGATGTAGGAGCTGGTCCATTAGTAGTTTCTGCAGCCATTTGTCCGCTTGGCCTTTCGTAAATTGCAAATTCAGCATTTACTAAAATTGGTTGATATGGAGCTATACTGTAAGAATAAGACGACAAATACATATTTCTTCCCCTAAGTTCGTCTCCAGCAGCATCTCCTATTCTAAAGTGGATAGGATTGTTTCCAGTAAAATCGTTAGGTTCAAACTCGCCATTTTTTAAATAAGCGCTAAACGATAAAGTTGCTGCTGGTGGTCCAGCTACGACAAAATTATTTTTGGAGGCTGCTTGTTGACCCAATAATCTGTTTTGCTGTAAATTTGGCGTGTAGTTAAATTGACCCTGCGTTGCATGAACCATTGTGCTGTTGTTTTCCCCTTCACTTGGCAAACCTGCAGTACTAAGATAAATCGGTAAATCCCTAAATGTTAAAAACGCCATATATAATTATTACACTTAAAATACTTATGGTTCCAAATGTAATATAACATTTATCGGTGAATCTATAGCTGTATAGGTTTGATCCACCTCTATTACAAGTTTTAATCCTCCAGCTACACCCTTGTCATTTTGGGTAACAAAAGCTTTGGTAAATCCTGCCCAATTTCTATCTGGAAATATATTAACTCCTTGAGCGAGAACATTTGTTCCACCTACAGGAACCCAAGCATCTTCATCGTTAAGAGCCGTACCACCAAGATAAAATTTATAATCATCAGAACTAAAATCTAATTTATATCTCAATTTACCATCTCTTCTGCCCACAAAAGTTGCTATTTGTGACACTCGCTGTGTTTGAACTGCTGAAACTGTTTCGTCATATAAAGAGGGTATTTTTTTAGAAAAACTAGATTCACTTAATAATTCTACTTGACTCGAAGAAGCTGCTACTCCTGTAATCGCTCCACGTAATACATTATCAGTTGCTTCTAAAAAATTGAAATAAGATACTTCAATATTAAGATCTGGTGGATTATCGTTTCTATTTCCTTCGTACGTTATATTGCCTAGAAGAGTATCGCCCACTCCTGCATTAAGATTATCTGAAATTATTCTAGAATTTAACAAACTAAAATCTTTAACTAACCCACTAGCGCTATTAACACTTACTTTTATTTCTTCATTTCTATTTGATGCGATAGATGCTGGATTATAAA